TATCTACAGAGTATAAAATTAGTGCAGGCTGATTCAGACCCTAGCATAGTACAAGATAATGTCGACTTCTTATTACATGTGGATAATCATACTACTGTTAGCGGCGGCAGCTTTAACGCAACTACGAATATAACTACCTTTACTGGTGTTAGTTGGCTAAATACAGTTACCACGCCTAACTATGATTTAGTAGTAATTGATACAAACACATCATCAACACGAGTTGGACGGTACGCAAAACCTACAGTATCAGGTACAAGTTTTACTTTACCGGGTAACTGGTCAGGTGTGACACTTACAATAGGTTACATCTACGACTACGAGGTTACATTTCCTACCTTCTATCCTACAAAAGGTCAAGGAGATAAGGTAGCTGCCGATGTCAACTCATCTCTAATTTTACATAGAGTTAAAATACACTTTGGAAAGATTGGACTTTATGAAACAACACTTGAACGAGTCGGTAAACCAGATTACACAGAAGTATACGAATCAACAGAACTGGACGAGTACCAAGTCTCTGATGCACCATATCTCGAAGAGTTTATCAAAACTATCCCAGTCTACGAGCGTAACACAAACGTAGATTTAAAACTCAAATCCTCACACCCTGCCCCAGCTACGCTACATGCTTTGTCTTGGGAAGGAGACTATTCACCCAAATTTTATCAACGTGTCTAATTATATACACCCAATCACATTGGAGGCTGCTCAGGAAGTGGCCTCTAATCTCCGTCCAGATGACCACAGAGAGGTCAAAGAAGGCCATGGGATAGATCCTACCGCCTTACCCTTTCTAATGTCTCAGAATCCCTCCTACGTGTATTTCACAGTGCCTGACGGCAAGACTGCTGGCATGGCCGGAGTAGGACAAGAAGGTGACATATGGATGCTTTGCACTCCAGATATACACCGATACCCAATTACATTTGCAAGAGAGGCCAAGCGGTATGTCGATAGCCGTACTGAGCCACTCCTCTGGAATATAGTTGACAGTAGAAACAAAGCACATCTTAGACTGCTAAAGTTTCTAGGTTTCAAGTTTTTACGTAAGTTAAAACATGGGCCAAACAATGTAACATTTATTGAATTTTGCCGTGTGCGTAGACGCTAACGCTGGAGCTAGGGCACAAGCCAGAGCCGAAGCTCAAAAACAAGACGCTCTTCACAGACAAAGAGCATTATCATTTTGGAATAGAGAAACACAGTTTGCACGTAACTTAGATAGATCAGTTATAGGCTTGAGTCGTGACCAAAGCGACATCAGACAGAACATACTATACCAGACAGGTGCTGGTAGGTTAGCTCAACAGAAAGCCTATGCTGCATATTTACGTAGTAGAAAAGCAAACGAAGGTGGTAGAGCTAGATCATTTGGAAGATCTGCACTAACTAAATATTTACAAACAAAAGCAGGCATCGAAGGTGTAGTAACAACTGTAGCTGGCAGACAAGCTGCACAGAAACAAAGTACAGCTATGCGTAACTTTAGAAGCTTCCAAGCAAGAGCTAGAGAGAAACTAGGATTACCCGCACAGCCACCACCACCAGTAATGCTGCCACCATCAAACAGACTTGGAGGTGCATTGTCACTTGCTCAAAGTGGACTAAGTATTGCAGCAAGTGCTAAGTATCTTTTTGCTCTATCTGATATAAGAGTAAAAGAAAATGTAGTAGAAGTTGGTGTCTCACCACAAGGCTACAAAATATATGAATTTAACTACAAAGGCGGTGATGTACGATTCCGTGGAGCTATGGCTCAAGATGTAGTTAAGAAGAATCCTATGGCTGTAGGTATAGATCAAAACTATCTAACTGTTGACTACAGTAAAATAGACGTTGACATGGAGGTAGTAAATGTCGGAGTTTAATAGACAGCTTGGAGTGGCTCGTGATGCGTTTACGAGCTCCTCTAAATCTAACTATGGGTCTGAAGAAGCTGATCTTACAGATGCTATAATTAAAAATCAAGAAACTATTAACATGCCCAACACTAGGGCATTTTTTGATAGTGTTAAGCAGTATGAAAAAGTAAAAGATCAAGGTAGTTTTCTTAATACTATGAAGCAAGTTGCTGGAGTCTTTCAAGCAGCAGCTCAGTTTAAAAAAGTATCTGAGGCAGTAGATAAAGAAAATGACGCATTTGAGTTAGGTCTAGGTTTTGCTAATAAAGCAAGAAATGATGCTGTTGACCAGTTTAATGCTAGTGAAGCAAAACTTGAAACAGAAAGAAAAGATGCTGGCCGTGAATTACGAGATGAAGCTGAAACTCTAACAGGTGATGCAAAAAAAGATACAGAGTTAGCTGAACTTAATCTAATTCATACAGATATAGATGGTGCTAATATTAGAAAAGTGGCTAACTCTATAGGAGATCAGTTTAAACCTATAGCAACTCGTAGATCATCTGAAATAGGATTAGATGGAATTAGTACTGTTGGTGAAGCTCATGCTGAAATAGATAATAAAATTGTAAAAAACTTATATGGTGCAGCTTTATATGAAGCCTTAGAAAATGATATTGACATTACAAAGGATCGTATTTTTAAAAGATATGTAAAAAAGATAACACCTAAGATTTTTGAAGCTAGAGATAGTATACGAGAAAAGTGGGCTTACGGGCAAGAAGTAGCTCTAAAAAATTTTAGAACAGCTCAACGAAACTCTGATATACGAGAAGCTATTATAACTAATGATGCTAACGCATTATTTAAAAAAGGTGGTATACTTGATGACATTAGAGCAACAGAGTTTAAAAATCAACCGGGGTCTTACCCACTAGCCATGCAGTATTTAGAAGATCAGATTGTATCTGACATACAAAAAGACGCATTTGGTGGAGGAGAAGGTACACTAATTTCTCCCGGTAACTTATCCAATTTACTTGACGAAGCTCCTATTGAAATAACTCGTAATGGAAAAACAGAAGTTTTCAATGGTTTAATAAATGTTCCTGATAAGTTTATATCTAAACAACTTAAAGACAGATTTGAAAGACGTATTACAGGTGCTTTACAAGATGCACAAACTGATGCTGCAAACGAGTTAGACCAGCGTAAGGCTAATATAATAACTTCATGGGATAAAGAAAATATATATGATGAAATAGCAAAATTAAGAAACAATCCTGTAAAATTAGCAGAGTTTCTTGATGAGTCAAATATGGTTATTTTACAAGCTAAATGGATTTCTTATGCTCGTAACCAAGTTGACGGTGATGGTACACTATTATATGATGTGACAATAGATGGTCAACCAAAACTTACCCCTGCTTTAAATAAGTTTTTAGCTAAGGCTGATACAGGTAAGAATGATATACAGGTCAATCAAAAAGCTAAATATCAAGATATAATAAATGAGTTTCACGATAATGATATAAAAAGTGCAGTTAAATTTCATTTATTTGGTAACAAAGGAAAAGAAAAAGACTTAATTGGTGCAGACAATCAAATCTTTAGACGCATGAAAGCTGACTTTGATAGGGAGTTTCTTAAATCGTTACCAATCTTAGAGAGAAAATTATCAACTTTAGATAATAATGATAATGAAGAGTACACTATTACCGAGCATCTAAAGAGCGTTTACGATACAGTTAAAACAAATCTAGATAATAATGTCTATGATGCACCTTTAAGTATAGGGGGCACTGTAAGCACACCACTACTAAAAGCTAAACAAGAGTTTGTACAATCGTACATAGATGATGAAGGTCTAAAAGATGCAACAGAAGTTACAAACCTAGCTGAGAAAAACAACTTTGAAAGATCAAAAGGTTGGAGAGATAGTGGTGGTACAGCGAATACAGATGTTATCAAGTTCTATGATGACGTACCTATGTATAAAATGGTCAATGGTAAAAAAGTACCAATGACTAGCTTAGAAAAGTTTTTATATAGAGCTAGAGCTGTTAATCTTTTAACAACAGATGAGTCTGCTAAAATTGCTAAGTGGGATGAAACCATGGAGTTCTATACAGATGATGATAGAATAGCTTTACTTAATAAACCTACTGACGGTAAGTACTTTCAAATAAGTGCAGAGTCACTACCAATCGTTACTGACGCAGCGATTGCTATGAAAGCTGGCCCTAACAATACGTTTGATAGTATAGAGTCACCTAAGTTGGTAGCTCAATCTAAAGGTAAAACACCTAGACAACTATCTAGATTACCCAAGGTTAAATCTTTACAAGAAATGACTCTTGCAGAACTAGAAAATGCTGTCTATAATCTTGATGCTACTAATATAGGCTACTATGGTTTTGGTGGTTTTGAAGCATTAGACTTGTTACAACAACTAGGTGCTAAACCCGGTCAAAAGATAACAGAAGACATACAAACAGCTATGCGTTTCTTAAAATTACAAAACAATATTACTAGACGTAAAAATGCTATGTCTGGACTTACTGTTGTAAATAGTAACGCAGCTTGGGTAGAAGCTACAACCTTTACCTATGAAGAAGCACAAGCCATTAAAAAGGTATTTCCTTTACTAGAAGGCTATGACATGACTAATCTTGGCCGTATGCAAAGACAAGTTGCAAAGGTGTTTGTAACAGATCTTGAAAAGTATGGCACTGATAACTTAGCTAAGGCTGGTTACAGATTTATTACTGGTGTACCTAAGAGACAAGAGATAGATGAGATTGTAGCAAAAGAACGTATACCTGATCCAGAACCAGAAGAAAGAGATCCTAATTTAACCAGTCGAGGAACTAGAAACAGATGATAGAAGAATCAAACTATGGTGATGCTTACTCTTTAGATATCGAAGCTTCTAAGGCTGCCGTAGAAAAATATGGTGAGTTTATAGATGAGTACGAAAAGAAAGAGCAAGCAGAACAAGCTGTAGAAGCAGAAAAAACAGCGGAGCAAAAGCAGAGGGTCGATGAACAAGTTGACCCTCGTAACGCCGATTCATGGGGTGCTAAAGCTTTTATAAAAGAAGGGCAGTCTATTCTATCTGGTGGTATACAAGATACTGCGTCTTCGATTGCAACATTTCCTGAGCGTACAATAGATGCGATATCAGGTGAAATGCAAAGAGAGAAAGAAGAAAAAGGATTCTACAAACCAGAGTGGACTCCTTTTAATTCTTACGATAACCCTATCGAAACCAAAACATGGTGGGGTAAACAGCTACGTGGCTTAGTACACTTTGGTACACTAGCCATTGGTACAATAGCAGCAGCTAAGGCAGCGGCAGCTACAGGTCTAGTTACAATACCAGCTGGCCTAGCCGGTGTAGCTAGCAGTAGCCTTGCAAGAGGTGCAGCTATAGGTGCTGTGTCTGACCTTGTATCTAAAGAGTCAGACGAGATGAACGCTATGGGTGCATTGCGTGAAAGATATGGTTGGTTTGACACACCGCTAGCTACCAAAGACACAGACCATCCTGTTATGATGAAGATAAAAAACATCGTAGAAGGTATGGGCATAGGTCTATTTTTTGACGGACTAGCTTATGGTCTTAAAAAAGGCAGTCAGCCAGTTCTTGAGCAGATAGCTGCTAGAAATAAAAGTGTAAAAGATCAAACAGTAGAAGCTGGTATAGCACAGCTACGAGAAGGTGAAGTGCAGTTTAGAGCAGATAAAAATGCTCCTGTAGCAGAACCACACCAAGGGGCACACACATCACAGGTTGAACCAGAAGTAGCTCGTCAACAGTTATCACGTACACGTAAGGAGTGGGGTTCTGAAGAAGGATCTACAGGCTCCGTAACTACACCAGTAGAACGTGAGCGTATAGCACTCAAAGGTGGTACAGATGATGCAACTATTGAACGTATATACAAAGGTCTTGTTAGTAATGAAAAGTTTGCAAAAGACTTAGCAGCTGCAAAAGGTAACAGACAAGCTCTAGCAGCTACATTTAGAGAAGCTGTAGAAGGACACCAGCGTATAACACAAGGTAGAAATGCTGTTGATATGTCACCAGCAGAGTATCTTAAAGAGTTGTACGAAACTAACGATGTTATTGATGGTGTCGAAGTATGGACATCTAAGAACGTTGTTATTGCTGACCTAGTGTCTGGTACACTGTTAAGACAGTTACGAGATACAGGTATAGCTGGTAGAGAGATAATGGATATAGTCAATCTCAACGATATAGATGGCCCAGCTAAACAAATAGTTGACACAATGCTTACAGCTTTGTATGAAACTAAGAAAGCTAGATTTGTAAAGTCAGACTCATTTAGAGCGTTAGGTGCTGGTAAGGCACGTAAAAGAGCTATAGATGATGCGATGACACAGGAGATGGCTGACACAAAAGAGTCTATACTTTCTGTATTGAAAATCTCAAAAGATGGTGACGATGAGTTACTACAGGCTGTGTTCGAGGCTTTCTCTATGATGAAAGATGTCAACTCACTTGATGACTTTGACAAGTGGGCTCGTACTATTATAAAAGGTGGTAAGCTAACAGAAGGTGGCGTAGACCGTACAGGTGCTATGATACGTGAGCTAGAAGGTGTAATGAGTCATAGTATACTATCTGGCCCAAAAACACCAGTCCGAGCTATCATGGGTACATCTGCTGCAACATTCTTAAGACCTCTATCTACAGCATTAGGTGCTGCTATACGTTACCCATTTGACGGTGACACAGCTACACTTAGATCTAGTCTTGCGTCTATAAACGCCATGGTAGAAGCTATACCTGAGTCGTTTGAATTGTTTAGAACTAAGCTAAACTCATACTGGAAAGGCGACATAGCAAGTATTAAGACTCGTTATGTAGACTTTACCAGAGGTGATGAGAACTGGGAAATCTTGCGTCGTTGGGCAGAAGATAGTGGTAGAGCCACACCCGGAGAAACAGCAGCGTTTCGTGTAGCCAACATGGCACGTCAAATGAACAATAGTAACTTGCTCACATACTCTACTAAGATTATGGCGGCAACTGACGATGCGTTTGGTTTTATACTTGGACGTGCAAAGATGCGTGAAAAGGCTATGCGTAGAGTCTTGGAACTACAGGACAATGGCATATCTACACCAAAGATAACTCGTAAACTAATGAAAGCTTACGAAGATGATTTTTACTCACAGCTATATGATTCTGCTGGTAACATCACAGATGAAGCTTTATCATTTGCACGTAAAGAAGTTACACTTACACAGGAGCTTACAGGCTTTGCAAAAGGTCTAAATGATGTATTTACAGCTACACCATTAGCCAAACCATTCTTTTTGTTTGCTAGAACTGGTGTCAACGGTCTTGCACTAACAGGTAAATATACACCCGGTTTCAACTTCTTAGTCAAAGAGTTTAATGATATTGCTTTTGCTAATCCTAAAGATCTAGGCAGTGTACGTCAGTATGGTATTACCACAGCTGAAGAGCTAGCTAACGCACAGGCATTACAAACAGGCCGATTGGC